CAACTCTTTCCTCTAAACAATCATCTCCCATTGCGATGGCCCACCGAGATCCGGCCAAATAGGCCAGAAGAACTCGGATGCGGGAGTTGCTGGAGGAGGTGTTGAAGAGGCCCGACAACTGGATTGTGAAGGGCAGAGTGAAGAGCTTGCCGTTGGGCAGCGCAAACACTGGGTGTGAGATGAGTTCCGCTCGTGCGAGCAGAAGCCGATAGGCAATCGAGCCTGGTTGAGCCCCCATCAGGCGGGCACGCATTTTTGCTTCCCAGATGTGTTCCCATTTCTGGATGCTCCAATCATAGCCTGTAACGTCACCGCTGGCCACTTTACTTAGGTCATTGTTGCACAGCTTCATCACCCTACTTTTCAATAGGATGAGCTGCACATCGTCAAACCCGATCCCAGGTTGGGATGGAATAAAGTGGTGTTGCGCGATTTCTTGTTTGTTCTGAATGGTGCACAGCAGGCGGTCAATTAGTTGGTCGACCAGGGGGACGCTCATAACGAGTCGCCACCTTTCCTGCAGAATCTTGATCTTTGCGTGAGGTTCATCTTTGGTAAATGCTCTCACAACATCACAGAGCCCCTTTCTAACGTTTTCGCACGGATCTTCACTGATATCCAGCTCTAATAGAGCCTGTATTCGGTCAATCACGCACTCAACGATGAACTGGGGGTTCTTGAGGAGTAGCTTGTTGGTGTCTGCCAGTTGTTTAAGGGGTACCCCTGGACCGGAGTTTTGGTTCACTTGAAAGTCTATTTGGTCATAGATCTCCGTGGCCAATGCTCTGATGTCCAGGGTTGCCCCCGCAAACCATGGCGGAATGGGGGTTTTTGGGTACTGTTGGAAAATTTTCTCGGTAGCAGCGGCTAACGCACCTGTTTCTGGAACTCCTGATGGAGCTCTTCGATTTATGTGTGCCGTTAGTGACGCCCTAATTGCTGACTGGTCCTTGGGAGGCCAGATCCATTCCGCTATCTCAGGGAAGTCGCAGAGGACTGCTTCTGGGATTTCGGGATTGGTCTTTGCATGGGTGGGGAAGTAGGTGATGCTTGTTGATCCGACGATTCGGATTTCTTTTGCTTCTTCCGTTCCTTCCGTTTCTGCTTGTTGATCTGCGCTTTCGTTGCGCCAGATGTATCCGCCGAGCTCGTACAACTCTCCCCTTGCCCGGCAGGAGGGGGAGAGTCGTTTCCCTGCTCAGAGGTAAACGCTGTAACCACATCCTCCACCCGTAGGTCGTCTTCCTCATCCTCCAGGGCACGGATTTCTGCTTTGAGTCTCTCCTTGTTTTCAGCGATTATTCGTCGCTTACTCTCAAGGGCTTGTTTCTCTGCAAGTTTTTCCATGGCCTGTTGTTTGAGTTCCTCCACCTTTTCGTCCATTTGCATAGCATGCCCCTTGTGCATTTCTCTGTAGATCTTCGTTTCCTGGCGCATGGTATGAAGCTCCTCTTTCATGACCCCAAACTGTTCCGAAATGGAAAGTAGGGATTGTAAGATGGCTTTGTCCATGTGCTTTTCGTCTTCGATCTGCATCTGAAGAGCATCAGTTTGGGCTGACTCGAGGATTTGCTCCTTGGTGGCATCTTCAATTATCGTTTCGGTAATTGTGGCCTCAAGGAGTTTTTCGTCTTCCTGCTCCGTGAGAACTGAATCGCGTGCCATTTCCCCCAAAAAGGGGTTTACGGCTTCCATGTCATCTAGTTCTTTCTCCCTTTCCGCTAGGTCATAGTGGTCCAAGACGTTGTTGTCATGGTCTCCATTGTCCTGGGCAAACTGATCGGCGATGCGATCATATTTGTCCTCTTGGTAAGAAAGTCGGTCGGTCCATTGTTCATAATCTGCGGTATCCCAATTCACTGAGTTCAGCATGTCTGCCAAACTATCATAGTTTGCGGTACCTTTCCCCCTGTATACAATCCCGGCCAGCAGTGCTGCTTCGGGGTCGTTTGTAGGGGGGTAAGCGTAATGTTCGGACCAGTTCTCCAAATAGGTGTCCATTCGTTCTGCCATTGTCTCAATGTCATCAAAGGACATATTTCGGAACTGAAATAGTCTGAATCTCTCGTACTCCTCCTGGCTCATCCGGTGGAAACCAGCTTCAAGACTTGGTTTTGACTTCAAGTACTTTTCGTAGGTTTTCCGGTTTTCCAGGTCTGTTTCAATCGATGTTCGAGCTTTTGGAAAGTCATCGAACATTTGAAAACAGGTCCCGCAATTCGGGCGGGGGAGTGCTTTGTTTTGGTTTTCTTTGGTGGTTCCACAGTGGATTCCGACAACTTTTCCGTTGTGGATCAACGGGCCCCCGGAGGAGCCTGGTTCTGTGGAGGCTGTGTGATACATTCGTCCTGCTTGATACGAAGCGTCAATGGCTTTCCCGTTGGAATAGGAAATTCGTCCATGTACGTCGCTGTAATATGCCATTACATTGGTGTTTTTCTTTGGAAAGGGCGCTATTCCGAGCATTTTCACCCCCAATTGGGAGAGAACTCGGCTGTCCGCTTTCAACAAGATTACATCAAGCATTTCGACTGAGCTGTACAACACCGGGGTGAGGTCGGTGATCTTCATCTCGATCCTCTTTTCCCCTCTTCTCATCTCAACTGTGGTGCCTTCTCTTCTCATTACTGCGTATTGATGAGCCGTCATAGCGACGACATCTCCAAAACGTGTGCCTACTCTGAAGCAGAGGCCATGCTGAAATTTTCCATGCCTGTCGGTCTGCGATATCCTCATGACCCCTGGGGGGTACTCGGACATGGGCCGCAAGACTGATCTAGGCTGTGACATTTCATGCATATCAATTTTGATGGTTTCGTGGGTGATCAACTTCTCCACAATCCCGGGAACTATGTCCCCGAAATTCAGAATTATTGTCTTTCCTCCCGGTGTCAAGGCCACGTACGTTCCATCC